ACTTACCCTGTGTCATCCCTCCCAAACCGATAACAAATCTTTTTATGACTTATGTAAATATATGAAGTAATAGCCTTTAACGCTAGTTACCATGGGCCGACAAGTCCACTTACTTGATGTTTAGTCTGATAGATTCTTTTAAATGTCGGGAGTCTATCATGCTTGTGTAATTTCACTATAGCATAAAATAAAATTTTGTGGGGATTTAATTCACCAGGAGGATAGGCAAAAAAAATCCCTATCTTATTGTACTTGCTTTTAAACAAGGTATACTATATATAGTGGTTTTTCATTCACATGAAAGCCCTTTCTATTGTGCATTGGTAAGGAGTCGGGCAACCGATTCCCTACCATAAAAAAAATCTTTTTATTTCACTTATAAACTGAGCATATGTATATTTAATATTGTAATTAAGACAGTGTTCACACTGAGTCACAAGTTGCTACTGAGTAGTTGCCGAAGTAGAACCAGGATATCTTCATCGGCTAGGACGGGAAAGTCACTGTCTAAATTGCATCTTATAAAAAATAATTTTTTTCACCCACTTAAATCAAAACTGTTGTATATTGGTTATAAGAAACAAATGATTTTAACATTCATAGTTTCCCTTTGTATTGCACACAGCCCGGCCCCGAACCGGGTTTTGTGTTATCATGGCCCAATTATGATTATTAAAGATTGTAAAATTTGTAATAAGAGTCTCAAGTTCTTTAAGACTTATAAGTTATGTGCTAACCTAGGTTGTACAGAGTATAATAAAAAACTAAGGAGATATGATGTACAAGAAGACCATGAAAAAGAAAAGGTCAAGTTCCAAGAAGAAGAGTAAGCGAGGCATGTACTAATGGCTGCTAAAAAAGGTTTATATCACAATATAAATAAAAGAAAAAAAGCAGGTACAAGTAGGTCAAAGAAAAACTCTACTATCTCACCTAAAGCGTATGCCAATATGAAAAAAGGGTTTCCTAAAAAGAAAAAATGAAAGTATATAAAGCAAACGGTCAAGAGTATAAAGGTGCTCATCATAAAATGCCTAATGGACAAATCCATACAGGCAAAAAACATACTAAGAATAGTAAGCGTTTATATAAAACAAAAAGAAAATAATGGCAACATACCAAGGTAAATCAGTTAAGTTAAACTCACCCTCTTCTATAGGTAAAGGTGAACCAGGATATGGTAGAAAAAAATCTAAAGTCTATGTAAAAGGTAAAGGTGGAAAAGTTGTCAAAGTAATGTTTGGTGACCCTAACATGAAAATTCGTAAAAACAATCCTGAAGCTAGGAAGTCATTTAGAGCTAGACACAAATGTGATACAGCTACAGATAAAACAACAGCTAGGTACTGGTCATGTAGGGCCTGGTAATGGCCAAAGTATGTTTCGCTAAAGGATGTCATAACATTCTCAGACCTCCTAAAAAGAAATTCTGTTCAGAAAAATGTTCTAAGAGTTATCACAACGCTGTATACCATGCACGAAAAAACGGTGCTGTATATGAACTAGAGCATGACGGTAAACCCGTAGCTCAACCTAATGTACAAAAGCGTAGAGGTAAAGTGTATGAACAGTTAATAGAAAAAGAATTAGGCCCAATTATTCTTAAGGGTGATATGGAAAAGAAAGATGCAGCAGAACTTCTAGGTTGTACTAAAGCTGCACTCAGTTACGCCTTTGCTGCTTGGGTAGAAGATATGGATAATAAATCTAAAGCAGAAAACTGGACACTACCTGCTAAAGCAGAAATGTCCCTAAGAGATTTTAAACAATTTAGAGATAGATATTTCGAAACAGAATTAGGTTTACCTTACGAAACACCGGAGTTTCATATACGATGGATTGAATCTATCTTACATGCTATAGAACACGGAAATCAGCAGATGATACTATCTCCTCCACGACATGGCAAGACAGACCTACTAATTCATTTTGCAGTGTGGCTCATCATCAAGAACCCTAATGTTAGAATATTGTGGGTAGGAGGTAATGAAGAGATATCTAAGAATGCTATTTCTTCTGTAATAGACCAACTAGAAAACAATGAGAAATTAATTGAAGAACTCTGTCCTCCTGGAAAAACTTTTAAGCCAACATCACGAACTGGAAAAGCGTGGTCGCAGAATGGGTTTACTGTGGGTACTCGTACTGTTACTGGGATTAAGTCACCTACCATGGTCGGAATTGGCCGAGGTGGCAAGATACTTTCAAGAGACTGTGACATCATTATTGCAGACGACCTCGAGGACCATGGTTCGACTATGCAACCTGCTTCACGAGAAAACACTAGAAACTGGTGGACAACTACATTGTCAAGTCGTAAAGAGGAACATACAGCCATAGTTGTTATTGGCTCAAGACAACACTATGACGATTTATATTCACATCTTTTAGATAACGAGTCCTGGTCAACAATAGTCGAAGAGGCTCATGACACAGGATGTACTTTACCGGACTGGTCAGATGACGAACATCAAGAATGTATGTTATGGACTGGTAAAAGAACTTACAAATGGTTAATGGATAGAAAACGAGCTGCTGAAACTACAGGTGGTAGAGCAATATTTGAAATGGTCTATCTTAATGTAGCTATGCCTGACGGACTAAGTTTATTTAGTCGTGAAGAGATAGAAGCATGTAGAGACCAAAAGAGAGCTATTGGGCAGGTACCTGCAGGAGTTAGGTTAATTGCAGGGCTTGACCCAGCATCAACCGGATACCAAGCTGCAGTTTTATGGGGTTACGATGCAGAGACAGGAATGCTATATCTTATTGACATGCATAACAATTTAGGTGGTGGTATACCCGAGGCCTTAAAAGTTATTAAAGACTGGTGGGCCAAATACACATGTAGTCACTGGGTCATAGAAGAAAACGGATTTCAAAAGGCCATACGACAAGATGAGTCTATTAGAAAGTTTGCATCTGAACATGGCGTATTTTTAGAAGGACATGAAACTAGGAATCAAAAATTTGACCCTATTTTTGGTGTTACAGCTATGAGGCCATTATTTCAAGAACAAAAAATTTCTTTGCCATATCTTAGCTATGAGGCTCAAGAAAAGGTAAACTTATATACAAGTCAGTTAGTGTATTTCAGTTCTGCAAGAACTAGAAGCAAATCTGTAGGTACAAAGACTGACATTGTAATGGCTAGTTGGTTTCCAATGAGAGCCATAAGAAGAATGCAAAAAGAACGATTTGCAGAGGTAGGACATGAATATAGTCCTAGCTTTACTGGGTATAATCCTAGTAGTATGGATTTAGATAATTGGAGTTAAATGTCACTAACGAATGACGAAATATATAACAGGATAGATTACTTACGAAGTATCAACAATGAGGCCTTAGTAGATAGGTCAAGAATAAGAGACATCATGAATGGTGGTGAAGCTGCAGTAAGAGCTTTACTTGGTAAATCAGTAGATGTAGAATATCACGAATTACCAGCACCTAACTTATTCTTAACAGCGTTAGAACGATTCGCACAAAAACTAGGTAGAACTCCTGACTTAAAAGTAGATATACTTAATGAAAAAGATTCTGAGAGAGCTAGAAAGAAATCAGAAAAAATAGAGAGAATCGTAACTTCTTATGATAGATTTCAAAAACTTAACATGCAGTTACCACAAGTTGGTAGATGGTTACCTGGCTATGGTTTTATTGTATGGGTTATAAATCACAAAAAAGATAAAGATGGTAATCCTTATCCGTATGCACAGCTAAGAGACCCCTTTACTTGTTTTCCTGGAATATTTGGTAATGACCAACAACCACAAGAGATGGCTATTATTTCTCGAGTACCACATGAGATGCTTGCGAAACAATATCCTAATGCAAAGAAATATATTTTTGAACAAGCTGATGATGATGGAGATGGAATAGATACTTATTCTGTTTTATTAAATGCAGCAAACACACAAGGTGGATGGGCCAACTCTACCGGTAGTGGTAAAGTCGTTGTAGAGTATATGGACAGTGAAGGTACTTATGTATTCTTGCCTGAAAATAAAAAAACAATAGACTTTATGCCAAACCCATTAAAGTCAGGCCCATGTTTCGTAGTGGCTAAACGATATTCGTTTGACCAAATGCAAAGCCAGTTCCAACACATCACGGGACTTATGGCTAACATGGCCAAAATAAATATTCTTGGAACTATTGCAATGGAGGATGCAGTATTTACTGAGACGAACATCACAGGAGAGATAGAATCCGGTAAATACCGTAAAGGTAGATTTGCTGTAAACTATTTAGCTCCTGGTTCTTCTGTGTCTAAGCCGGTCAATAATCTACCATACCAATTATTTCAACAAGTAGATAGACTTGAAAGACACCTAAGACTTGGTGCATCGTACCCAGTATCTGATGATGGACAATCTCCTAACAGTTTTGTTACTGGTAGAGGATTAGAAGAGTTAGGCCAATCTGCATCACTGCATGTCCGTGAGTATCAAGGAATACTAGCTGAAGCACTACAAGAAGTAGATGCTAAACGACTTGAGTATGATGAGGTAATGTTTTCAGGTGCAAGAAAACCTATAGCAGGAATGCATAAAGGAACAGCCTACAAAGAAACCTATACTCCTAATGCAGATATTTCTGAAATGTATACAACAAGAAGAGTCTATGGCGTAATGGCAGGATTTGATGAGCCACAAAAAATAATTACAGGGTTGCAATTAAAACAACAAGGAATTATCGATACACAGACATTACAAGAAAACATGGATGGCCTAGAAGACATAACAAAAATACAACAGCGTGTAAATAAAGAACGAGCTGAAACTGTATTGTTTGAATCTCTTATGGCCCAAGCTGCACAAGGTAATCCTAAAGCAACAATGGCTGCTATTGAGATTCGCAAGAACCCACAGAACATGTCAGATATATTAGACAAGTTCTATACTGCAGAGGGAGAAGAACCTACAGAAGAGGAAGAAGCATTATTAGCTGGGCCACCACAAGCAGGCCCACAAGGTGGACCTCCTCCAGGCCTCGCTCAAGTATTAGCACAAGCACAAGCTCAAGGAGGACCAACAGGTGGCTAAAGATTACGACCCAATGGCAAAAACTAATTCTGAGTTTTATAACATGATAAATGCTGAAGATTGGCAGTTTAACTTTGAGAGAGAATTAGATATACAAGATGCAGAGTTACAAGAGTTTACTCCTCCAGTTATGCAATACTGGATTCCTTCACCAATACCAGGCGTATTTTTACGAGTTGATTTTACATTAGAGAACGAAGATTCTAATAACAAAGAGATGTTAGATTTTTTAAATAACCTACATGATTTTTTAGAAGAAGAGGATAATTAATATGGTAAGAAAATCAGCATCAGAAAAAATGGCTAAAGAAGCAACAGACATGAGAGACCCAGCTTTTCAAGATTTATATATACCTAGAAAAGAAGGTGACTCTACTGGTTCATCAGCAGAAGTTAATAATCTAGCTACAGGTCTATCAGGTACTTCTGCTACAGGAGAAAGTCCTGAAGTTGCACAAGCTATACAAAGTGCAGTTGGTAAACCTATCTCATTAAGAGAAGGTACTAAATTTAAAAATGAAGCAAATACTACAGGTATAACACAAGGACCTGGTGCAGGTCCGACTATGCAAAGACCTACAACAGATTTGGATAGTTGGATAGACGGAGTGTTGTCAAGATGGAATCATCCGATATTAGCTGAGATACAAAGACAACCAAACTCTACACCTATTATAGAAAGACCAAAAGAGAGATTTCTTACAGATAGTCCTTATAAAGATGTTACTTAATTATGAGTCGTGCTTTTCCATTAAGGTTTTCAGCATCTGAGATTTCTGCACAATACGCAGAAGAAACTAGAAATAGAGTTGATAGTTTCAATAAAGGCTTCAGAGAATCAGGTTCATCACCTGAGCTAGCAAATACAATAGCAGATTTTTTGTACGCTTATCCAACTATGGACAAAGAGTTAGCTGCTATAGCTGCATTAGAAGGTGTAAAACCCGAAGACCAGTTAGCTTTTGATTTAGCAAATAGAGTACAAGAACTTATTGTTGATAAAAATACACAAGATTTAGTTACCGATGTTAATTGGGGTAGAAGAACTTCTCAATTAGGTATGCTTGCATTAGATGCTATGTTTCAACCAGTATCAAGAGGTTTTAAATCTGCAGTAGTCGCTGCACAAGAAACAGGAAAATCAGTATTAAAAACAGTTGGTGCAGCTACTTTAGGTGGATTGTACAGTGCGTTTACGCCAGGAGTCTCAACAGACAATTTTTTAAATAAAGTAATAGGACCAGGAACTGGTCAAGCATTTAATACAGCAAGAGCTAAATACGGTGAAACAGAATTTAACAGAGCGTTAGAAGAAAGAAAAGCAGGAAAGCCTCTTAACCTAGGTTCAGGATTTTTACCTAATTCTATAGATGTAACAGATACACAAGTGTACTTAGACGAAATAAGAAAAGGCACGGATTCAATTACAGCTAGAAAAAAATCAGAAGAGATTTATGGTAAACCAATAACTCAACAATTTGATGCTCAAGAAAATAGATACAAATATACTACAAAAAGTGGACAAAAAATAAATATATCTCCTGGTCGAATAGTTGCTGCACAAATGATTGAACCAGGAAGTACAGGATACAATGTTGTATCAGGTGTTATTGATGGAGTTTTTAGATTAGCTGCAGACCCTCTTAACTTAGGGTTAATGTATGGAGCTGGTGTAAAAACTGCAATGAGAACTTTAGCTACTTCAAATAGACAAGCCTTAAAATCTACAGATAAAATTACTACATTTTTAAAAGGTTTCGTTCCTGGTAAAACTGGGAGAAACAATCGTGCATTATTTTATGGTAGAACAGTAGATGACATTAGAAAAACTAGATGGGGACAAAAATTTGGTCAAGCTATTGCAGAACTTAAAGGTCCAGGAGGAAGAGCCTTCTTAGCTGACATTCCTGAATTTGCTAAACTACCTGCATCTATTAGAGAAGTATTAATACATGTTGACGATGTTGATGATGTATGGAATGTATTAAATGTTGTATCTAAAGGTGGAGACCTTACTGGTAAAGAATTTGATAACATGTTTGATTTATTAAAAAAATATGTTGATGATTCACAAAAATTAAAACTAGATGAAATTAGAGAAATAAGTATTGACAATGTTAATTTTGGATTAAATGTTATACCAGCAAAACCTACAGTTACAGGAGAGTTTTTTAACTTTGTTGCAAAAGTAATTACAGGAGATGTAAGAGATGTGTCTGCTATGAGAAGATTTGCACCGTTGTTTTTAAGCACAACAAGTAAATCATATAGAAGTTTACCTGGTGCAAAAAAACTACTAGGTGTTGGGACTCAGATAAAACAAGCACTACCTCCACATTTAAGAAGAGCAATAAGTTTAAGACCTGAAACAACTGTAACAATAATGAATCTTGATGAAGCTGCTAAAAATGTAGACGATATGTTAAAACTTTCTTTTGCAGAACCAACAACAAGAGGTTTATATCAAGAAGAAGTGTTAAAAGCAACTTCACAAGGACAACTAAATGAGATAGTACAAAGAGTCAATCAATCTATAGCTTATTCAGTGAGAAGAAGAAACCCATCATTAGAAGTAGATATACAAGATTTGATTGACCAACAAGAAGCATACAATATTCAGATACAAGAGCTAAGACAATTTTTCTCAGGTTCTACTGGAGGTTCTATTGCATTTGATGGTACTCAAACAAAAGTAAGATACACAAAAAAAATAGATGATTTAGAATTATGGTCTAAAAAACTAGGTATCGATATAACTGACGAAGCTGCTATAGAAACAATTTTAGAAGCTGTACCAACAATGCATTTATTATCTCAGGCAGCAGATAATTTTTCTGCACAATTGTGGGACCCACAAGACATTATCAGAGCTACAAGAAAACATCAAACATTAATTGGCCCGGAAGATTCTCTTTTAAGAGCATGGACTAAAAAACCTAGAGAAATAATTACTCTTGACTGGGCTGATGCTTTTAGAATACCTAGAAGAGCGTTGCTTAAAAATACAAAAGATAATAAATTGCAATTAAAAGCAAAAGGGCCTATTAGTACACTTGCTGATGAAGTACAGAACAATGTATTAAAACCTATGTGGATGTTAAGACTTGCATTGATGTTAAGAATTGCACCCGAAGAAGGTGTAAGAGCTGCATTTGGAGGTAAAGTAAACTTTGTAACTACACCTTTCCAAAGAGCTGCAATGAACTCAAATCATTACTTAGGTGGTTTAGGACCAAGAGCTAGAGAAGACCAGGTTTTCCAGGCTTACAACAACCTTGGAGAAATAATTTTTACAACAAGAATGGGTCCTGACGATTTAACCTTTCTTAAAAAAATGATAGATGTAAAAGATTTAGAAAATTTTAAAACTATTAAATACGACAATGTAGAAAAATTAATTAAATCTAGTTTGTTAGAAACTAATACAGAAGGAGTTGTATCTGATTATTTAATAGGTGCTGCTGTAAATGGTTTTGATTTAAGAGATATTCGATTTGCAGAACTTACAGAAAAAGCATTTACTGTTAAAACTAGAAAAATAAACGCAAAAGCTAAAGGTAATATTACTGGATATGATGGAAAAACTTATGA